CACGTCATAATCGGCGTCGATTGTCGAGGTGCTTTCGGAGCCGCCCATGCCCTTGTAGGCAACCGAGCCGGTGATGAGCTTGCGGCTCTCGATGTCGAAGCTGAGCGTGTCGACGACCATGCCGATGTACGTGATGTAGACCGGGTCGGTCTGGCCCTGGATCGATTTCTCGATCGTCCAGCCGCTCTGCGCCACGCCGTTCTTGATCTGGTCGCCGAACCAAATGCGGATCGTCTTGCCGGTGCCGACGTCGGTCGTCCAGCCAACGGGGAGGTTGTCGCAAGTCAGAGCGGTCGCGGCGATCGCGGTGATGCGGACGAACGTGTTGAGTACCGCAGTCGCGAACGAATGGGCCGAGGCCGAAGCGCTGCCGATCTTGATCCATTGGCCAACCGCCAAGCCGAGCGTGGTGAAGTCGAGATCGGTCGACCCAAGCCCGGTCGAGGTTGCGGTGATGTCAGCCGAGGCTCCTTCGGCTCCGACGACCTTCAACTGAGCGGTCGCGGGAGGCGCCGTCTCGGCGACCAAGCTGAGCGTCGAGCCGACAATGGTCGTGCCGCTCGAGCTGGCTACCTTGAAGATCTGGTTATTCGCTGAGTGCGTGAACCCAATCGCCTGAACCAAGTGGCTGGCTTTCACCGCGGCGCCCCCTGCGGAGACGGCATAGGTGTCGGTGGTCGTGCCGGCATCTGTGATGACGCTGTCGGCCGTACCATCGTTGAAGAAGGTCGGCGTGTTGACCCATGCCGCATAGAACCCCCCGAGCAGGAATTCCGACATCGGCGTGTTGTCAGCCGGATAGGTCATCTCGAAATTGACAGAGCCTCCTGCCTCCTTCATCGCCAACGACGGATCCGCGTCCATACGATCAGCGCGGATTTCGTCGGACGTGATGTACGTCGGCGTAAAGGTGAGCTGTTCGCCCGTCACCCGCATCGTGCGGACACGCGGGGTGTCAGGGGTGACCCCGACCGTGTCCTCGCGGACCAGACCAATTTTGAGGCGATTGCTGGAAACCGACATTCTGTTCTCCGTTTACCTTACGCCCCGGGGTTATGCTTGGCCCGTAGCTTGCTCGACCTTGGCCAAGACCTTCACAAGGCCGGCCGCCAATGCTGCTGTCGGGCTGATCGCCGATCGTGGATCGATATCCTTCTCCTCGATCGGCTGGCCCTTCTTGAACCGACGGTTCAAACTGTTGAAATTCCGCTCCACGACGTGATTCATCGCGCCCTCTATGCTTCCATGTGCTGCCACTGAATGCTCACACTGAGCACCCACCAATTTCCATCGTCGTCGCTCACCACATTGCCGCCGATGCTCGCGTCGCCGAAGATGAGATTGCCGGCGAGCAGCGTCGTGCCGCGGAAAACATCGGCGAAGGCTTTGGCGGTCGCGCGCGCGGCGCTCGAACCAGTGTTCACCGGGACGTAGAGGTGAAACCAGAACGTTCCGTCCTCATCCCACCGGTTGTCGGACTGAGGATCGGCACCAAGAGACATCTGGCTATAGACATTCCCGATTAGATCGATCGATGCCCAGATAATCGGGTTGCCTGATGCATCCGTAGTAGGGACCGCCGCCTCATTCTCCCATTTGATCGCGGTCGTCGACCAAGAGCCGCCTTGCGCGGGATCAAGGAAGGCGCGAATCGCGTCATAGACCGCCTGCGACGCCATGCTAAACTCTCATCGCTAGAGAAAGTGTTGGGTACAACATGGGTGAGCCGGCGCCCGTATCTTTCTGAAGCTTTGTCCGCGATCGAGGCCGGATGCCGCGCCTGAAATAGCCCTTCAAGATGTAACCGCCGGGCAGCGTAATCATGGTCCGCTGCGCGGTGATTAGGTTGCCCCAAATTCTGTTAACCGACTGCCGAGTCGTCTCAATGAGCTGGTGCGGCACGCTCATGTGCATGTGGCCGACATCGATCTTGCGATGGTACGGCTGAGTGTTCGTGATCTCGACGAGCGACGCGACCTTGATGCTCTTCGGGCTGCTTACCTGCGAGCCGTCGGCTCGGATAACCCACGACTCTATGTATCGGCCGCTACGCACCGGCGATTTCTGCACAAGCGTTTGCAGAGCGTATTCGACGATGTCGGTCCACCAATTGAATACGTAGAGGATCGGGCCAGGCGGCACGACAGACGACTCCGGCGCGCCGAGATTGCCGTTCACGTACCGGTCATAGTCCGGCGAGCCCTCGCCGCTCGAGATTGAGTTCGCCAACTCGGATTGCGCAAGCTTCGCTAGCTCTGCGGCGACGTTCTGCGGCGAGATTGCCGCAGTCGCCAATTGAATGTCTTTCGCGAAGGTTTGCAGCCGGGCCATTAGGCAACCTCGAGAACGCGGCCCTCCAGTCGAGGCGGCGTCACAACTGCCTTGCGCTTTAGAGGCGCGGGCTGCACCACGACGTGCGTCGTAACTGGGGCTGCGCCGGGCTCGCAATCGCACCGCAATACATGCTTTGAATGCAGCGAACCGCATCGCCGACATATCCAGACCATTCGCAAGCCCTCCGTTAAGTCTGACGCCCTCGCGCTTGAAGTTCGATGCGGACGAGAACGTCCTGCACCACGATTCCTGCGCCAGCCTGCACCGTCAGCGGGCCGCGCGACGTCAAAGCGATGTCGCCTTTGACGGGGATTCTCTTGTCTGTCCCCGGCTGTTGCGCGCCGGTCCCGGGCCAATTGCGAAGCTCAATGTCTGCCGGCGACAGAACGATCTTGACGTCCTGCTGCATGATTCCGCTGCCGGCTGAAATCTCGTACGGCTGGTATCCACGGACGATCGCCATCGTTTCGACGTCGACCGGGAAGATTGCCTTATTATTAGGGCCCAGCACCGTCCGGCGTAACGTGATCGTCTCGCCATCCTCGGCCAGAGCCGAAGTGAGTTCGGAGATAAGCGACTCTGCCTCCGTCATCGCGCAATCAGCGTGCCGGCAAGAACCGTCGGCCCAGCGTACGTGCCCGTCGAGATTACTTTGAGCCGGAAGCGATCGCCGAGGATGCCGTCCTTGCTCGTATCATCCGTGAGAGCGCCATCCGTCGGCGTCACATCGGTCGTTTCCGGAGTTAGGCCCGACAGATTGCGCACTTTCGTCGCACTGGCCGTCAAAAACGTGAAACAGGCGATGTCCATCGCGGTAGCGCCGCCATCGATAGACGTCTGGAGATAAGCCTTCACGGACTCGCCGCCGGAGCCATAGGCGAGCGCGATTTGAACGCTGATCGCCTTAACGCCATCCAGATCGTCGACCCAATCGGTGACCAGAGTAGCGGCTGCGCCGATCGTGACGGGACCAAGCGGCTGATACCCCGGATTTTCCATCATCACACCGTGTAATTCGTGTAAGGCCGAAGCATCATCACGACGTCATCGGGAAGCGCTTGAGTGATGACGCCGGAGACCTGCGGATTCCAGTAGTCTTTCGTGATGACGCCGGGAATCGTCTTGCTGCGGAGCAGCGGGTCCTTCAGGTCGGTAAACCAGATCTTCTGTAACCCGCGGATCGCCGCCAGCTTCAGATCATCCGGCACGGTGTCCCAACCGCCGTCGTACACCACAACGATTTTGCCGGGTCGCCAGTGGCCGTAGCGGTCATGGTAGAGTCGCGTGATCGTGCCGGCGCCGGAGTCGACTTCATATTGACAAGGGTCGAGCACGCAGCCCCACTCCGTCACCGAAGCAATCGACAGGATCGGCCGGCGTGAAAGGGTGATGGTCTCGCATGTCGTGAAAGAGTGGCGCGTAAACCGGAACGCGCCGCCAACAATGGGGTCGCCCGGCGAAGCCAGCCGGAACGTCTCGGTCAATGTCTCCTTGCGGAGCGTCGGAATATTGCCGCCGGACGATACGACCTTGCATATCCCGGCGATGGCATTGGCGATCTGAAGCCCGACCAGTTTCAGATTCGCGTCATCTGCGCGGCTCGTGGTCTTGGCCGCCGTACGCAGCTCCGCCATGCTGAGAAGCTGGCGGTCTGCGGCGGGGGTCGTGACCTGGAGCATGCGTTACGCCTTCGGCGCAGCGGCGCGCTTTGCGACCTCGTCAATGATGAATTTCTGAGCCGAAGCCGCATCGGCGGCATCGGAACCGAGTGATTTGGCGAGATCGACCAGAGCCGGCGCCTTCATGGTCTTCCAGTCGGCGGGAATCTGCACTGCGGTCGCAGGCGCATCCGGAACCGGTGCCTTGACCTGCGGCGCGGGCGCAACGGGCTTCACTGGCTCTTTTGCCGCCGACTGATCGGAGACCGCCCACTTTTCCTTGAGCGCCACGGCGGCCAGATCACCGGTCACCTCGTCGCCAACCTGATACGTCCGCGGATAGGCTTCCCCATCGGGGACGCCACGAAAGCTCTTTGTAACCTTCACCGGCATCATCTTCTCCCTTTACTCACCCACCTTTGACGACGGAGCGATGGAGTGGTCATACCGCTCCTCGATTTCCTCTGCCGTCGGCAAATCATCTCTCGGCACTAAAGTGACCGTCTCGGCCCCGATGTTGCCGGAGATTTGAACCTCGACCGTGTCATACCCATAGAGGCGCCGCGCTGGTTCGACATAGGCGTCCAGCAGCGTCGACGTCTTCGGGATGCTGACTCTGATCCCCCGCGATCGCGCGATCCCGAGCCAGAATTCAACGCATCCGCGGCCGGCTTCGGCCGAATGCGCATCCGGGTACGTGTAGTCGCACCCGAACAACTGAATCTCTTTCACGCCGATGTGGATGGCGTAAGCTACGGCATATGCAGCCGTGTTGTTGAAGTAGCGCTCGCCGCCGCTGCTATTCAGCACATCGGCTAGGGGAAACTCGATGAGGCCGGGATAGCCGTCATGCTTCCGGCTCGTATAGACCGGTCCCGGATGCTTCCGCAGCCAGGTTAACATCGCGGCGATATTACCTGTCGGGTCCGCAACCGCTCTGATCTCTTGGATGCGCACGTCATCCATATGGAAGACGCGGTCACACCTTATGACGTCGCCGACGGCGTTGATGCCCCAAACCTCGTCACACAGCTTCGATACGGCACCCAGACGCTTAGCGATCCCGACGAAGGCATTGAGCGATGGCCCGAGACCGAGGATCGCGACTTTCGCCGGCACATCGCTGGATTTGGTTGGCGGTTCTACCGGAACCTCGCTGATCTTCGACTCACGCACTGCTTTCACGACCAATGTTCTCCCTCTTACATTCCGCTCGACATCCGAAATGGTGGAATGCTGTCCATACCAACCAGCGATCTCGAAGCCCGCGCATCTGAGAAGCTTGGTGAACTGCGCATCCGTGTAGTGTCGGAAGTGGAATCTGTATGCGCGCCATGGAAACACGTCTTCATTCGGGACGCTCGCCAGCAACATCGGCGCGCATCTCAAAGACGTCAGCAATGAAAGCGGGCACTCAAGGTGCTCGATCGTCTCAAAGCACACGGCCGCGTCTTGTGGCGGTAAGCGGCCGAGGTCGTTCGCGTTTGCGACGCGGAAATTGATCCTTGGGTCGGCGTAGTGTGCCTTCGCGAATTCGATGGACTCTTCATCGCAATCGATCGCTGTAACTATCTTGCCAGCCTGCGCGAGGATGTGCGCGCCGTATCCGACGCCGCACGCGACGTCGACCACCCGAGCTCCGGATGGAATGACCCTTGCTGCCCACTCGTAGCGGGCTACATGATCGCGCCGAATCCCAGAGAGATTCGGCGCGACTTGTCTTTCTCCCTCACGCATAAGCCAGTCCTGCTTACGCGGTCGGGGCGTTGTTCGGGTAGCCAAGAACCGCAGTCACGGCGATCGGGGTGGCCGCCGTAACGGTCGAGGATACCTTGGGCTGCACATAACGCTTGCTGCCGATGTAGCCGAGCCGCTTGGTGACGTTCTTGGAAACGCCGGAGGTCCGAGTGGCAGCGGCCGCGAGGCCGGCGCCGAGCTCGGCTGCGGTCTGCGGAAGCATGTTGATGTCAGCGACCGAAGTGAACGAGCCCCCGGTCGTGTCGCATTCGAGCAACGTCGCCGTAAAGACCGCATTAGTCGCGGTCACGGTGCCGTAGTCGAAAAGAAACTCGACGCCATTGTAGCCCTGGGTGTCGATGATGGCGCCAGTCTTGCCAGTGCCGGTCGTGCCGACCGCAACCGGCGAGATGGAACGAACCTGCTCCATCTGGTTGTGAAGGTCTCTCTGCATGGATGTCTCCTGATGAAAATTCGGGTGCGTCTCGCGACCATGAATATGGAGCAGCCTTGACGCGTTTGGTGGTGTACTCTCGCTTTCGGGCCGGCGAGCCGGATGTCCAGGCTAGGCCGCGTTGCGGCCTAGCCTTCTCTGCTCGTTACGACGCTGCGAACTTGAGGAGCTTCAGCGCCTCGTAGTTCTGGACACCGCCGCCAACCCTCTTGGTTGTATAGAAGAGCACGAAGGGCTTCGACGTGAACGGATCGCGCAGGACGCGGATGCCGACACGGTCGACGATGAGGTACGCGCGCTTCCAATCGCCAAGAGCGACGGAATAGCTGTTCGCCGCGATGTCCGGCATGTCCGGCATCTCGACCATCGGGCGCCCAAGCACCTGCTCGATGAAGCCCTGCGACTGGTTGAGGACGGGCTGCATCAGATACTGGCCGTACGCATCCTTCAGGGTCCGGATCGTGCCCATCGTGTTGCGATTGGCGAGCCACGAGCAGTTGACCCGGTAGGCGGTCAGCAGCGCATGATAGATCTGGATGAGGCAGTCGGCGGGGATTGGCGGACTGTCGCCCGTCTTGAACGCGCCGGACGCACCGGTTGCGATGTAGCCGATCTTGCCCCAAGCGTAGGAGGCGTCGGCGACGGCCGGATAGCCGCCAATGAAGCCACGCGGCTTCATCACACCATTGCCGGCGATGAAGGCATTGCCCTCGTTCCGTGCGAACTCGAGCTGCACCTCGCCGGCGAGCCATGCGCCGATGTCGATGAACGAGTCATCGAGCAACGACTGAGACGCGGCCGGCATGGCGTACATCTCCATGACCGGGAAATCCAACTGCTTGAGCTGGGAGCCCGCGGTCTGCGGACGGCTGTCCTGCTCACCGACCCAGCCCGAAGAGGTGCCGTGGACGTTGACCAGTTTCTTGTATTCCGCAGTGCCGATCTGCATCACGGTGGCCTGGCCGCGCATCGGGGAGATTTGAAGCACGGTCTGGTCGATGATCTGCTCGATTTCCGGCAGAACGGTATAACCACCGTCCGG